TCCCGTTGGGAGACACCGCCTGGTCCGCCGTGCGGGAGATGGTTCCGCCCGCCGTCCACGCCGCGTGGTCCATCTCCTCCGTCCGGACGAGCAGATTGGTGGCCGCCTTCTCCACGAGGAGGCCGCTCGCGCCCCAGCACTCCTGGCTGTTCGCAACGAAGTTGCCATTGTCGGAGGCGTTCGCGCAGTAGACGGACGAGGCCCGGGTGTGAGTGAGGGCCTCGCTTGCGCTGCCGGTGAGTTGGGCGTGCGCGGTGGCATTCATCGCAGCGATGGTTGCGTCGGACAGGACTCCATCCGTCACGAAGGCGTTGCGGATGTAGTAGCCCTCGGTGACGCCAGCCGAGCACGAGCCCGCGGCGGTGCACTTGGCTCCGATGGACCACGGGGTGCTCGCAGCGGTGATGGGGCCTGCGGCGTTGGTGACTCGCTGGGCCGTCAGCTCGACGCCGTCGCTGTAGTACTTCATCACCGAAGTGCCGTTGCCGACGAAGTCGTACGTCCCGACGAGGAACTCCCACCGTCCGAAAGTCGGGCCCGACTCCGTCGCGGTGTGCGCTGCGCTGTTGATGGTGAAGAGCCGGTCCGAAGTCGTGTGCAGCGCGGCCACCTGATTCGTGCCGGCGTTGTTCATCTTGGCCAGGAAGTGCTTCGCGCTGCCGGCCGACTCAGGCACGAACACCACGACCCCGAAGCTGAAGTCACCGGCCGGCGAGGCCACATTGCCCGTCTTGTACGCGCCCGTTCCGCTGGCGAAGTCGATGGTGTCGTAGTCGTTGCAGTCGGTGCCGTCCGGGCAGAAGGTACGCAACTGGCCGGACACGGCATCCCCGGACGCCGACAACTCCATGCCGGCGGACGCGATGGAGGTGCCGTCACCCGAGAGGCAGAAGTAGCTGCCCGAGAAGGCCGAGGAGTGGGTGCTGCAGAAGTCCTCATTCGCCGTGTCCGCCCCGGCTCCGGACTCAGGCAGCAGCTCGAGAAGCGCCAAAGCAACGGAAGTCGCGTCGTGAATACGGTTGGCCACGAACATGCGTGTGCCCTCCGTAGAGGCCAAGCTTGCGCCCGCCGCGCTACTGAGTAGCGCAAGAGCTAGCAAGATGCTCTTGCGCATACTCATCGCACCTCCCACACATTGCACGTGGTAGTGCCGCTGCCCAGGATGACGTACACCTTCGTGTCGCTAGCCTCGGGTGTGAAGTACACGTTCTTGTTCGCCTCGATGGGCAGACCCATATTGGTGCTGGACGTAGTCGCAGTCCCGTTGTTGTCGTCCGCTCGGAAGTACGCCGCCGCCCCGCAGTTGATGATGTGCGGGCCTCCGTAGCTCAAGGCCAAATTCGCGACGCTCGTGCTGGCAGATATGCTGCCCTTCCACTTCGGGCTGCCATTCAGCCGGTGAATGACCTCGGAGGTCGTCATAGTGCGCGCCGGCACGGCGTCTGCGGTAGGCGCAAAGAGGGCGGCGGCGATAGCGAGCAGCCCGGCGGCGACGGCGAACTTCATCAGGTGCTTTTTCACGGTGTGTTCTCCTTCTGCTGGGCTGCTTCAACTTTATCACTCGCTTCGCCGAAGCGCTTCATGTCGGCGAGTTGCTGCTCACGGATGGCTTCGACGAGGCGCTTCTTCTCCGCATCAGGACGCGTCGACTGCATCACCGAGCGAATCATTCCTTTGTAGTCCCGCATCTGCCCGCGGAACTCGCGCATCTTGCCGAAGGCCGCAGGTGAGTCGCCCGGCGTCACGCCCGGTACGCTGACAGTGCCGACGATGGGCGCGCCCGCCGCTCGCTGAGCAGCTGAAAAGCCGCTCATCGGCTCCTCTGTGCGCCGGAGTGTGTCACCTGGCAGCACGCTGTTGCCCGTGCGGCGAGCAATCTCTCGCGCCTCGTTGATGACGCCCGGGATGGCCCCCTTCTTGGCCGCATCCATCAGCACTCGCACGACGCCCTCTTCACCCGGCAACACGCGCTGCTCGTACGTCATGTCGCGCCGGATGCCGGCCTTCGTCAGCCAGGCGTCGACCGCCTCCTCTGTCACGCCGCCCGCGAACGGGAGCTTGAGGAAGTTGCCGAGCACCTTCTTGAAGATGCTGTCTGACGGGTGCCCGGTGAGAAACCGCGCCGGCCCAATCCACGGAGTGAAGTCGTAGAAGTGCGGCACCATCTTGCCGTCCTTCACGTCTCCCCACGGCATGGCAACCATCAGCGGGCGATATGCAGCTCCTGAGTCCTTGCGGAGCGCGAGAGCCGCCTCGACTTCTTCGTCGGTGACGCCGTTGTCTCGGCGCCACATGCCGAGCAGGCCCTTGTTGCCGAAGATGCCGTATAGCGCCGCAGCATGCGCCGCCATTCGGAGTGGCAAGTCCCACTCACCCTTCGCGATGCGAGAGGCCAGCTGCGCGTGGATACGCACGTCCTCCATCGCGTATGTGGCGTACGGAGCCAGCAGACTGAACGGCGTCTTGCGAATCGTCTGCGCCAGCGGCACAGGCGCTTGCGGGTTGGGGAAGCTGATGTTCACCCGGTACGCGGCTTCGCGCGCGGCGTCCTCCAGCGCCATACCCTTCTTGAGGAACTTCTGGCGCAGCGCGATGTAGTTGGCCAGCTTGAACATCCGGTCGATGAGGTCGTACCCACTGAGCGCCTTGTCGCGCGCGGTGGTGATGTACTCGCCCATGCGATGGAGCATGCTGTGCGCGTCCCCTCCACTCTTGATGATGCGCTCCAGCTCGCGAGCGACCTTGCTCTGTGGTCCGGTCACCTCGGAGGCAACCAGCCCGGGAATGTCGACACCGAACTGCCGAGCTTCCAAGAGGAGGTTGCCGATGCCCCCGCCGTCCCTGCGAAACTCGCGCATGGCGAGCCAAGCCAACCGGAAGTACCGAGCGGTGTGCATCGGCCGCAACAGCTGAATGCCGCCTGCGTACACCGAGTACATCCAGTTGCCCATGAGGGCGTTCATCCACTGGCGAGGCCCGCCGAGGGCGACTTGGAAGCCCTTCACTAAGCCGCCAAAGGCCTGCCACACGCCAAACGGGGCGTCGATAGCTTTGGGTGCGTGCACCAGCTCCGCCATCTCTGGGCGCACGTAGCCACCAGCGGCGTGTCCGAAGAGGCGCTTGTTGTCTGGCACTTCGACGGTGTGCTCTACCGTCGGCGTTCTGGAGAAGTACTGCGGGTTGCTGGTCACGTCTTGCCACAACGTGAGGTTGGCAGCGATGGCTCGCTGCTTGGCCAGCGACATAGCGACGCGCACCGTGCCTGACGTCTCCTCGCCCAGCAGGCGGCGAATGGGCAGCGGAATTTTATCGTTACGCTTCAGCAGGTTCTTCCAGCTAGGTAGCGGCAGCTTGCTCGCAGCGAACGCCTCGACTGGGTCGGGTGCGTTGAGGATGTTGTTCACTTCGCGCGCGATGGCTGCGTCAGTCCATGCACGTCCGACCTTCTTGTGCTCGGCGATGAGGAACTTCACTGCGTCGGAGATGACATCTCGCGGCACCATCTCCGCCCAGCGACCCTTCGGCAGGTAGTGCGCGCGGTACACGCGCGCCACGTACTGGTCGATACGCCCGGCGTCGCGCAGAGAGATGAGGTCAGATGGAATGCCGCCCAACGCGGCAATGCGGCGGTCGAGTTCCATCGACTCTTCGAGCAGCTTATCGAACGTCTTGCGCACCCGCGGCCACACGTCCGGGTGCCGTGCAGCCATGTCGTCGGAGGTCATCCTGCCTGCAGCTAGCTTGCCGACGTCCAGGTCGAAGTCGCTCCACAACTTCTTGTCAGGCAACAGTTTGCGGAGAGCGCGGAACGTACTGTCCACGTTCTCCATGTTCTTCGCTGCCTGCGCCTGTAGGATGCGCTGGTTGAGGTCGCGGCTGAAGCGCAGGTGAGTGGGCAGCAAGTGCTTCCACAGCCTGTCCATCACGCCCGGACGAGCGCTCTTCTGTGTCGCCTGCACAAGATTAATGATGTGTGAAACGTCCTCCACGTCATGCGCTGGCAGCTGCCCGGCCTTCACAGCGGGTGCGGCTGGAATGGTGGGCGGCAGCAACTGGCTATTCTGCGCTACGTGGATGTTGGGCATCCGGATGTCGGGCTCGTTGCGCAGGTACGCATCGAAGACGGCATCGATGTCCTTCTGCGGGAGCTTGCCGGCGGCGCCGCTTGGAACGGGACCGAAAATCTTCAGCTCGTCCGCGATGTCCATCTCACCCGTCTTGGGCTCTGCGGCTTGCAAACGCACCGCGCCTGTTTCATCGACCACCACGGCCACAGGTGCCTGCTTGATGCCCGGCGGCGGAGCGTCGAGGTCGGGCGAAGCGGACACCCCGGAGTCCTTGGTGATGACCGCCACCGGACGCTTGGCCGACACCGTCTCCGCACGAGACTTGCCCGCTCCGCGCAGGAGCTTCTCGCCGGGCTCCTGCATCATCACCATCTGGAACGAGTAGTCAGGCAGCTTGGCAGCGGCTTCGGCTGCCTCGCGCGTGAGGATGTAGTCGGTGAGTCCGTGCTTCTGCATCAGCTGCTTGTACTTTTGTGCATCCTCGTACGACCGAATGGGCATGGCGCTAGTTGTGGCTGCGCCGTTCACGTTCATCTCGGTGAAGCGCGCGACGAGGCTGCCCGTCTCGTCCGTCTCCAGTGAGACGATGCCGGGCTTGAAGCTCTTCTCATTCGCCTTCACGTACGTTGGGGCAAACGCACTCTCGGAGAGCGCCGGCGTCGAGGTGCTGGCTTCAGTAGGCGGCCGCGCCTGAACACCTTGCGGGTGCTTCACGAGAGGCGAGTACTCGCGAATGGTGTCCGGCTCGGGTAGTGACACCTTGCGCAGCTCGTCCGCCATGGCTGCGCCGCCCTCGCGGGTGACGAGCGCGATGACCCCGTGGCCGGCGGCCCCGAATACCCCTCCTGCCGCCGCTCCGTGCTCTACACGCTCGCCCTCTTTGCCCAGCGTGCTGAAGGTGCCCATTGCTGCGCCTTCGACGACGCCCCCCGCAGTGCGCCCGGCAACCTCCGCGCCTTTCGTCAGTACCTTGCCGAGCAGTGGTGAGCGCTGCGCTAGCGCTGCAACTTTCGGTGCTGCCTGTACTGCGGCTTTTGCGGCCTGCCCTGCGCGTACGCCAGTGTTGACGGGATTGAAAAAGAACCCCGGCACCGTGCCGAGCCCGTAGGTGACAGCTTGTGCGGCTGTGGCACCCGCTTCCCCGAGCGCGTCCTCCAGCGCAGCCACGCCCCGGCGAGCGTTCTCCTCGGGCATCTTGTCTGCCCACTTCTCACCGAGCGCCGGCTGCAGCGCTCTTCGCGTGAGCAGCTCCTTCACGTCAGCATTCTCGCCAATGGGCGCGTCGAGGATAGGCTCGCGCACAGCCTGTACGATGGCGTCTCCAACGGCCTGCGCAGGCGGGACGAGCACCCTCTCCTTGAACTCGTTCAACCTGTCCAGCTCGGTATCGACGTACGCCTTGCCCGCCTGCATTGCCATGCTCGGCAGCTTCTTGGCGAAGTCCATCGCTCCGGCAGCGGCCTTCCCAAAGTCGAAGCCGGAGATGAGCGGCTGTGGCGGAGCCGCGGGCGGAGTCGGCATCGGGACGACCTTGTCGATGCGCGGCGTGCCCACGACAACCGTGAGCCCGTCCTCCAACTCCGGCGTGTGCAGCAGCCTCGTGTCATCGTTGGACACTGCCTGCTTCGCCTGCTCGAAGAGCGCGGCAAGGTTCTCCTGCTCGCTGTCAGGCGGCGTTTCTTGCGTCTGAGCGGCAGCTTTCGCCTGCTCGAACAGGGCCTTGAGGTCGTCGGACATTTACTCAATCCCGTAGCTACCGTCTGCGTACTTGACGACGTACTTCCCAGGCTGCTGTGGATGCGGGTACTTCTCGATGGCGCTCTTCTGCGCAGGACCGCGCGGTTTGGTGCGGGTCGTGCTGCTCGTCTTGTTGACGATGTTCGGCTCTGGCGCTGCGTCGTCCTGCTTCGGCGCTACGCCTGCACGCCGGTAGAAGTTCTGCAGGATGGTCGTGACTTCGGGCTCCAGCTCTCGCTCAGCCTGCTCCAGGTTCGCGACGTAGTTCTTCATCTCCTCCCCGAAGGGCATCTCATTCAGCGCGATGCGTGAGCGGTTCAGCTGCTCTCGCGCAGCGAGCAATTCGCGGAGCGCCAGCTCTGCCGCCTTGGCGTCCTTAGCCTGTGAGTGAGAAGTGTTGAACTGGCGAACGCTCTCCTTGAGCTTCATCAGCGCGATGGCGTAGTCATTTGCCATGCGGGCGTCAGCCGTCTTGGCAACCCCGCCCGCAATCTCCTTGCGCGTCTCGTTGCCCGCAGCAGAGCGCTTGTTCTTCCCCTCTTCGGCCATCTCCAGCAGCGCCTTGCGGTCGGCAAAGCTCATTCCCTGCGGCCTGAAATGTAGAGGCGCCTGCTCCATCAGCTTGCGATACGCAGCCTGTGTCTTCGGCATCGGGTCGTTCGCTCGCCGAGAGACGACGGGACGGCTGTCAAGACCGCCCATCGGCTGGCGCGGAGTGACAGGGCGCACGCCCTCTGGCAGGCCGGGGCCCATACCGAGGCCGAGACCGGCCTCGGGCACGAACTGCGGCGCCAGAGCGGGAGCACCGAAGTTGACCGGCTCGGGTATAGGCACACCCATCTCGCCGAGAATCGTCCGAGCAATTGCCTCCTGTGTCGGGTCGATTGGCCGGTTGCGCTCAGCTTCCGCGCGGCGCAGCTGGCCAATACGGCTAAGCCCGGAGCCCAGCCCCTGCATCCCGCGCATCAGAAGTTCGATGTCAATTTGGTTCACGGCTTGCCGCCTCCAGAGCTGCTCGGGTCATCAAATGCCGGCGAACAGGTCGGCCATGCCGCTGCCGAGGTCCCCCAGCCCGCCCATGATGCCGCCCAGAATTCCGGCGAAACCAGGACGCTGGGCGTCCGCAGTCATCCGAGCGATGTCCAGCTGGTTGCGACTGCCGACGTCAAACTGGTGCCGGTTCTCCATCAGCTGCATGAGGAACTGCCGCTCCTGCGCGGACAGCTGCCGTAGAGCATGAGCCAGCTGCTGCCCGCTGAGAGCGTTGTTGTTCATCATCCCGAGGGCGTTGGCACCCAGACCCTGACGGAACTGACTGAGCTGGTTCAGCCCGTCCTGCGTGCTGCGGTTCACCTGGTCCTGCAGCACGTGCATGGACATCGGCCCTTCGATGCCGCGCATGCGTGCGGCCTGACTGACAGCGTTGCTGGCATTCCGTGCCTGCAGCTCCATCATCCGCTGCACCTCGGGGTCATTCATGTCCAGCTGCCCCGTCATGCGGTCGTAGTAAGCCTGCAGACGCGCATTGTTCTCCGCGGTCTGCGCGTCCGCCGCTTCCTGTCGACGGACGCGCTCGGCTTCCATCTCCTCCTGCGCGGCTCGCTCCTCTGCAGTCGCTGCATTGGTGGCGGACGGTCCGCCGCGGGGGTGGTACCGCTGCCTCATCGTCGTGAGGTAGTCGTAGTACCGCTGCGCGTTCATTCGGCGCACTGCGCCAAGCGGATGAGACCGAGATGCGGCGTCCCGGGTCTCCAGCTCTCGCCTCTCCTCTGGAGAGAGCTGGCTCAGCAGATGGTCCATGTCGCTACGCGCAGTGTCCAGCCGTTGCTGGTCGGCAGCTGACCGCTGCAGCGTGACGGGACGCCCGAACATGTCTCGCGACTGCACAGACACCGAAGCAGCCGGCGTTGCCGGAGCCGAAGGCATGAGCCCCTGACCAGAAGCGGGCGCAGGGCTCGGGTCGCGCTTGCCATACGCACGCATCAGGCCTGGCTGCGGCTGCTGAGGCTGCTGCGCCGGGCGCGCCGAGAGCCCGGTGTTCTGCACCACGGGCCGGAAGAGTTCTTTGTCGTAGAGTCCCATTGCGCGCCTCAGTCGTTTTCATCCATCACGAGTAGAGAGAAACCGGTGTCAACAGCGCCGCCAGTTGCGGCTCCGCCCACATCTGCCCGGTAGCACTTGAATGTCACGTGCGGCGCTGCCGCATGGTTGATAGCGGTGACGGTGCAGAAGTTCTCGTTGCTGCCTACCGCCTGCACGAACGGCGCGAAGTTGATGTTCGCTGGGGTGTAACCTAGGTCGACTTCGTACACGCCCGTGCCGGTGCGCGTGATGGCGTCAATCTTGGAGCTGGAAATGACGCTGCACGGGGAAGAGCTGCAACTGATGGTGACGAACGCAAACGCCTTCGGTACCAGCGCCGGAGTGGCGAGCTTGCTGTGTGCAATGGCGGCGCTGGCCGACACGTCCGCGTTCACCAGACGAGCGCCGTGACCGCCCACCATCGAGCCGTGAATGTGGCTGAAGTTGGCATTCAGGTCAGCCGCGGTGAGCACTTCGTTCGTCCAGCTCTTAATGGAGCCGGCCACGGCGGCGCCGGTGACGACGACGAAGGCAAGAATGGTGGGGAGCCAGCGCTTCACGTCGGCCTCCTGGGCAGCAAATGGGCACGGAGAATCATACCAGAAATGGACACTTTGCCCGTGTCTGTAGTTGACAGACGCAGCTGCAGATGCTTGCCGCCTATCCGCGAGCTTTCGGGCGGAGAGATGGTCACCGCCCGGAACTCTTCGGTGAGCGCGCCTGTACCGAGAACGGACACGCCCAGCTCGAATCCTGCAGCTTCGATGCTCTCCGACATAGTTGTGCGCGTCGCACCCCCGTCCGAATGTAGGACAGCAGTGAGACCCACATCTTCGGTTGCCATGAGGCTCAGTTCGGCTCCGGCGAACACCTTTCGAATCATGGGGTCGCCGAGGTCGTAGGCCTTCGTGTGCCACTCAGCGAGAATGCGGCCGAGGTCGTGCTGCGCCGTCGCTAGCTCCGCCTGAGTGCTGGACGTGTAGTCGAATCCGCTGTCGAAAGCGCCGCTCTGGTTGTGCTGCAGCAGCGCCATAGTGGCGGACAGGCCGCCATAGTCGGCGGCCTCCGGCGTGAATACGTTGCCGGACAGGTCGGTCGCCATGATGCTGGTGCCCGGCCGCGTGACGTCGTCCCCTGAGCTGGACTCGTACACCGTAGCCCAGTACTGCTGCGGCCCCCACCACGTAGCCTCTTGGTAGTTAGAGGGCAGCCCCTTGCGGATGTCCATCCACCACTGGATGTTGGCGCGCCACGGATAGACGCCCAGCCCGGTGTCTCCGAAGGCGCTAGTTTTGTCGGCCGGGTATGCCCCGTCGCAGACAGCCAGCTGGTAGCGCCCGTCCACGACCGCGGCATGCCAGTACTTCGGGTCGCTAGAGCGCACTAGCGACGGGCGCAGCTTGCTTCCGACACGAATAGGAAGGCTGCCCTGAGCGAACGCCCAGACGTCGTCCGTACCGGCCCAGATGAGTCCGTACGGAGTACGCACCATCGTATAGTGGGCCGCGCAGCCGACATCGTAGCTGATGCGGTTCACCACCATGTCGCCGAAGCCGGCCACGCTGGCGATATCGGGCTCGCCGGTGATGATGTACCCAGAGCGCTCTTTCAGTACGAGAAGCGCCGACTGAGACGGGTTGCCCACCGCACTCTGCGTAATCTCTATGCAAGTGACGATACGGTCGCTGTCGGTGGCGCCAATCTGCACCGCCTTACCTGCAGTAGAGCGAACGTCAGCACCGATGGTGGCGGGGTCGTACGGGTCAGCCCACACGATGTGGTTCTCGTAGCCGGCGCCCAGACCCCAATACACCATGCGATTGCGGTACACACAGGCGCCCGCCGGGGCGAAGTTGTTGTTCGCCCCGTTGAACGTCAGCTTGGTCAGCTGAGACGCTGAGCCGGCCTCGTTGCTGCGAACAAACGCGGCGGACCCGTTGGTGCGCTTCTCAACCACCAACGCGGCGCAGTCCATGTTCGATGACCCGGTGAAGATGTACATCTTCTTGCCGTAGTTCACGATTACCGGACGCGCGTAACCGGGCTCGTAGTCGGTCTGGTAGATGCCTCCGCCGCCGCTGCGAGTCTCCAGCACGGAAACCGCAATCCGTTGCACGTCGCCAATACCGTCACGTACGTACCCAATGACTGCCGTGCCGTCAGAGAACGAAGCCGCGGTGCTCGTCGGCTCAGTCCCGCCAGTAGTACCGGGTGTCTCGACACGGTACGTGCGGCCGGCAGTCGTGTAGAGCAGCGTGCCGCCGGTAACGGCGGTTGCAGCGGTCCACGCAGTCGGCGGACCGGACGTGTCCGTCACGGCGTGCGGGTCGTTGAAGCCGACGATGACGCAGTCAGCGACGGCGGGGTCGGGATGAAATCCTGCAGCGGTGATGTACTTGCGCCCGTAGCCGTACAGCTGCTGCGTAAACGTAGCGAACGACAGAGACGGCCGCGTGCTGACGATGCCGGGGATGACCGGATACAGGTTCTTCGCGAGCGCTAGCTCGACATCTGCAATGCGCTTGCTGTCGTCGAGGAGGTTTACGCCCCCCAGCATCGGGACACGAGCGGACTGCGAGGGCATGAACTACCTCACTTGAACGTGTTGGGGTCGAGCACCACGCGATCGTTGAGCCCGGCGACGGAGCCGAAGGCAACGCGGTCATCGGCAGACATGGCGCGCAGCTCCTGAGTCGCCAGCCCGTACGCGTCCCACTCTTTGTTGTAGCGAAGCGCGGCTGCCTCGACCGCCTTCATCATCGTCTCATCGTTCGGGTACAGCGGCGTGTTGGCTGCGAGCACGTCAGCCGGCAGCTCGTGGTAGTCCAGCGCGACGAGATACGCCTGGTCAGGCACAGGCCACGGAATGAGGCTCCACTTTCCGAACACCGCCGTGTCCGCGCGCACACGAAACTGCTGCGGCATGCCCCGATTCAGTGTCGTGTCGATGAGGTCGACGTCCTGGTCGATGTCTCCGTCGTGCAGCGGCACCACGCGTGCTCGCTGGCGAGCGGTCTTGTCGCTCTTGTACACCCAGAGCGGGTCTTCAATACGCATGATGGGCGGAGTGATGAGCGCTCCGTTACCCACACTGAGAGCTGTCGTGCCAGCAGACAGCGCCAGCAGCGACCCGCGGCGGTACAGGAACGGCCAGGGCCACGCGCGGTACGCCGAGCGCAGCCATCGGTTCAGCCACACAAGGCCGCGCGTGGTGAGTGAAGTGTCTCCGGCCGCCAGGAGGCCCTCACTGACAATGGTCTCTGCGGTGAGGGCTCCCACGGCTTACCTCCAGCCCTGGTTGGCCGGCGAGAAGTTGTGGTGCCCAGGCCCGACCGAGCCGGAGTTGTGGTGGCCCTTACGGCCCGTCTTCAGCTCCCGCTCGTTCTTCTCCCACGTAGCCAGCTGGTAGCCGAAGTCGTTCACCTTCGGCACCGTAATCTCGTGAGTGGCGTTGTTGCTGAGGTACACCACGCCGTTGAGGCGGATGCCCGGGAACCAAGGCCCGTACTCCTCGTTGCGAGGGTACACCACCATCTTCATGTGCTCCCCGCCGCAGGCAGTCTTGACCTGCCCGCAGTCGAAGCACCGCTCCGCGGACCGCAGCTTGGCCTCCTGCAACGCCTGGGCGTTCGCGGCCGTGCTGCCCTGCTGCGCCTGCATCGCTGCCACCACCGCCAGAGGCAGCGCCTCCTTGAGCGCCTGCGCGACAAGCTCGGTGACGGTCGGCTCCTTCTTCGCCTCTGGCGCCGCGGGCTTCTTCGGGTCGTGACTCATGTAAAGCCTCTTTACGTGTGTTGTTCGGTAGTGAACAGTAGGTGTTCGGGTGCAGGTGCACCATCGGCCCCCCGAGGTGTCTCAGGGGGCCTGTGCTACACCGGCATCACTTAGAAGGCGGAGCAGACCTCGATGCGGAGCAGGCGCGTAGAGTCCGGCACCAGAGTCTTGGCCATGAACTTGTAGCCGACCTTCCGGTACTGAGCGAGCGGGTTGCTGGAGTCAGTCCCGCCAGTGATGTAGGTCTTCAGGTCCTGCAGACCGACCCACTTGCAGCTCTCAGCCGCGTGCACGTACACCGGGTGCACCGTCGCGCCGCTGGAGGGCGGGTTGGCCGGAGCAGTCGTGGTGGACGAAGGCACCGCGGTGACCGTCGCCGTGGTTCCAGCCGCGTTGTTCTGCGAGTGGAGCTTCAGGTTGCTGTCGCCAGTCGCAGAGCCGAAGTACAGGTTGTACACGTAGCCCGCCGTGGACGGGAACGCGAACGTAAACGACTCGTTGTTGGCAGTCGACGCAGACGACATCGAGTGCTCGATGGAGATGTCCTCCTCGAACCCACGCAGCAGGCTCTTGCGGGTGATTTTGAAGTAGTAGGTGGTCGCTGAGGTCAGCGAGCCCCCGCCATCAACCGCCGTGATGACCATGCCCGTGATGCCGGCAGAGCCGCCAGACGAGACCGCCGCAGTGCTGTTGCCGAGGAGGTTGAACTTCGGGATGAAGTTCGTCTCCACGAAGCGCACACCCAGCCAGGTTCCGACCTCGGCGGTGTAGAGCGCCTTGGCGTTCTGGTAGATGGCCACGGACGACCACGAGCCGGTCGAGCTGGCCTGAGCAATCACGTCGCCCATGACCTGCGGGCCGCACACCGCGACGTACGCCGCCGCGCCGAGCGCCCTGCCGCCCTTCTCGTTGCCCTTCACCAGCTCCTCGGACGGGCCCTCGCGAGCAGGAGCGCCCGCGTCCGCCATGCTGATGCGAGCGCGCTGGATGACCGCATCGGTGAGCTTCAGCGAGCTGGTCAGCGACGCACGAGCAGCCACGGACGCGTCCGCGTACTGCACGTTGGTGTTCGCCAGCCAGACAATCTGAACTTCGCGGTCGATGACGCGCTGAGCGTTGTCGGCCAGGAGCTTGGTCGCCTGCTCCATGAGCGGGTGCTTGGTGGTCAGCTCCGCGATGTCAGTGAGGGTGAGCACGTCGCCCCACTGGTCGAGCGTGACCGAAAACTGCTCCAGCTCGAACGTGCTGTTGCTAGGCGCCACACCTTCACTGAGCGCGGCCACGGGCACATTCATCCGCTTGTAGCGGATGAAGTACGCCGTGGTGTCATGCCCCTTGGGCTGCGGCACCTTCTCGCAGAAGGACGCCGCCACCAGCTTCAGGGACGCGTTCTTGATGAGCTTCGCGGCGAGGAACTTCTCCGCGCCATTCGAAACGCCAGACCTCGTAATTTCATTCGCCATTGTGTTTCTCCGTGGGTGCTACATGCGAGGGCTGGCGCTAGACGTCAGAACGTCTTGCCGTCGAGAGCCTGGGCCCAGTAGTTGATTTGCTCGTCGATGGACATCGAGTCAGGGTCCACAGTCCCGCCAGAAGCGGCCGGCTGAGGTACCGAAGTCGGCATTCGGTGCGAGGTCACGAGGTCGCGAGCGCCAGCATTGAAGTTCTGCTGCTGGGCCTGCTGGGTGCGAGCATTCTGCATGCGCTTGGTGGTGACGACGCCGGTTGCGTAGACAACCGCATCCTGCGGGACCCACCCCTGCTTCCCCGACGACCGCCAGTTCGCCATCAGCTGATTGGCGAGCGTGGCAACTTCGGGGTCGAGCCCGGCAGTCACCTGCTGCAGCTGCGACTGCAGGAGCATGTTCTGCATTTCCTGCAGCTGCTTCTGCAGCGGCGAGACAACTGCCTCGACCGCTCGCCGCTGCTCCGGGTCAACCTCGACAGGCTCGGACTGTGACTGCCGCCCGGCCGCGAGGGCCGCAAGCAGCTCACTGATTTGCGCATCCTTCTGCTGGTTCACCTCGCGCAGCGAGTACACCTGCTGCGTCACCTCGTTGATTCGCGCCTGAAAGCCGTTCAGAACGTCAGCCGGCAGCGCCTGCGGTGCTTGTCCCTGGTTTGTAGGCTCCGACACCTCAGCTGTCGGCTGCTGTCCCGCATCGTTGGGAGGAGAATTAGGGTCGATGCTCATTGAGTTGTGCCTTTCGTTTCACTGCGTTTGGTCGCCCGTCAGAGCCGGCGGCGCTCATGCTGCAAAAGGCCTTTACATTCTGTGGCTACTGTCCACTTCTTTGCAAGCCACTGAATGACTGCTTGATGGCTTCAATGCGCTGTCGGGGCCAGTCCGACAACTCCGTCACCATCACGTTAGCCGTGACGTGGCGCGCCAACTCCACGCCATCCTTGGCGTATTTCATCCCGAGGAAGGACTGCTGCTGAGTGTTCTGAAGCAGCCCGAGGAAGAGCTTCCAGCCCGGATGACGCATCAAGCCCATCAGCTGTTCCATCTCGTCCCGCGCCGCCTGGAACGCCTCCTGCTCCGTCTCATCCATCAGATGCTCCCCATGTCGCCTGCGATGTCGTCTGCCGCCTCACGCACTTCCATGAATGCCTCGCCCTCGCCGGGCGCAACATCGGCGTACTCGCCGCCGACCTGCTCCACGGCGCTGCGCACGCGGTCGCCTCCATCCATCGGCAAGCTGCCCGACTCACCGGGAGCGCCGCCCGCGTCTGGGCTGCCCGGCATTGCCGGAGCAGGCGGCAACGGCCGCACCACTTGCTCGAAACCGCGGAAGCCGAAGCCGTCGTTGTGCAGCTTCCGCAGGAGCGGCTCGGGGTCGAACATCTTCCCGCTCTGCTGCAGCAGCGGCACCAGTTGCGGCATCACTTGCAAGAAGCTGATGACCTGCTGCGCTCGCTGCTGGCTGTTGGCCGCTTGCGAGCTGGCCAGCCAACGGAACTCCGGGTCGATAGCGAGGTCCGACGGAGACACCTGCAGCTGCATGCCGGCAACACGCGCGAGTACCGGCTGCTCGCGAAACTGCTGTGCCAGCACCCAGGTGGCGTGCATCAGCGGAACAAGGACGTCCAGCTCCAAGTCCTCGACGATGTCCTGCAACGGCACCGACGCGTTCTTCTGAAGAATCTGCGCACCAGTAGCCGTCTTCGCCACGCGCCCAGCGGCGCTGCCTTGGAGAATTGGAGGCGTGCCGCCGAAGTCCTGGTTCATGCCGATGAGCGTCTGGAGCATGGTGAGCCCCATGTTCACCTGCTCAATTGGCGGCCGGTCGAACGCCATGCCCTGGTTGATGTCGGTCATGAAGTACGTCACGCCCGGAGCGAGCGGCCGCATCGGCCCTGCCATCAGTGCGGGGTTGGCCTTCACTATGGGGTTAAGCCCATACATGCCGCAGTCGTTCGTCTGGTTGGCGAAGTCGTTGGCCAAGTACTGCGTGTCCTTGCTGGCTCGCCCGACACCGTCTCCGTAGAAGAGGCCGGGGTCCACGTTGGCGCGCGCCACCAGGTAGGGCGGCTTTTGCGTCCAGAGCGGGTTACGGGTCGCGCGGAGCACCGTGCTGCCAGCAAGCACCAACCGCACCGGTACCGGCGTGCCAACCTTCTCGCCCTCCAGGTACTGGTCGGGGTCCGGCAGCGGCATGTACGTCCACACCTCGGTGAGCGTCACCACCCCGCCGAGGTCGTTACCGCTAAACAGCTCGGGCGTCTGAATGCCGGCGTCGGCGAAGTGCTCTGCCTGGTGCGCGCTGTGCTCAGTGACGTGGTTGCCGGAGAGCGCGTGCTCGATGTTCTTCCACTCGCCGCTCTTACCTTTGGCGATGATGTGCTGCTTCGGGACGTCCATGTCCTCGAACACCATCGTCGCGTCGTCGAGCGACTCCGCGGTATTCGGATACACGTACCAGTAGAAGATGCTGCGGCTGCTGACGCGCAATCCGTCCACGCACACTGGCTTGAAGCTACCCACCGGCCCCTGTCCCAGCACGGCGAGCAGCTGGTCTTGCGGGCTGACGCGCCCTTCGTATCGCGTCTCCTTGTGATACCAGTACTTCAGTACGCTGTTACCGTACCGAATGAACTGGCGCAGGAACGGCTTCAGCTTGGCGCGCACGTGAGCCACGCGCTCAAACTCCCACTGCAGGTACGTCTTCACCGCTTTGGCGCGCTCGCTGGAGCCCTCCGCCCGGTCTGCCACGTCGAGGTAGTCATCGGACGGAAAGAGGCCGCTCGACAGCATCGACACCTGCGTCTGCTCGCTCCGCTTGTACACCGGCAGGTACGCATTGCTTTTGCCCTTGTACCGCTGATTCTCGTCGTGCTTCAGCATCACCATCTTACGCAGCGCTTGCCACTCCAGCTCTAACTCCGCGCGGTCCTGCCGCGTCTGCGCGATGAGGGGCGTCAGTACGCTGACAGCAAACTGCCGAATGTCGTCGTGGTCGGCGTAGTTCTTCAGCACCGGGAAGCCGCTCGCAGCGCCGACAGCGCGAGCTGCCTGCACGTCGACGGTAGGAATGAGAAGGTTCGACATGCGGTGCTCCTAGCCAGAAGCGAGTGAGTCTGGGAGTGAATATCCAGAAGTATACGCCTGCCCCGAAAAAAGGTTGACAGCGCCGTAGCGCCACCCGTCAGCCGGGTGGTCGTAGTAACCGTCTTTCACCGGGTCGCCCCTGTCGTCGGTGTGATACCCGCCCGAGAGCGCCCCGATGAGCACTGGCACCGCCTCCGCGGCAAACTGCACTGCCGGTTCGCCGTTGATGGTCTCGGTTAGCTTCCCGCGGCAGATGCGCAGGCCCTCTTTGATGGTGCTGATTTGGTAGCGGAGCCGCACTCCTGCCTTGCCGATGGCTACCAGCGTGCTGCCGGTGTCCTTCTTCTGCCTCGCGGCCGGGTCACCAAAGTCGATGACACGCGAAGGTCGCGGGAAGTTGGTCGCCGTGTAGCGCTGTACGTCCCGCGCGAAGGGCTCGGCTTCGATGTCGTTCTTCACGTACTCGTCGAGAATGAGCCAGCGCCCCTCCGCGTCGAAGGTCGAGAACCCGCAGTAGGGGTAGCGGTAGCCGAAGTCCCAGAAGCGGATGAGTTCCATCCCCTCCTCCCACTTCAGCCGCCTTCGCACGTGCCACTCGCGGCGGAACTCGCGGTAGACGGGCTGACCGGGATGCGTCACACCCCACTCGCCCTGGACGAGGCGCATCCGCATGTCCTCTGGCAGCTTCTCCGTCAGACGCTGGTAGTAGCCGTCGGGCAGGTTGCGAACGTTCTCGTCTGGGCGGGGCTCGAACAGCTTGATGGTGACCGGCCTGCCCGTCTTCTTGTTTTGAAAGTTGAGGCCGGTGCACTCCTCGTAGAGCCAGTGCTGTTTGTCAGGCGGGTTGAAGGCCGCCGCCACCATGTAGTTGCCCTTCGTCGGGCCTCGCATGCGGCTGTGAATCTCGTCCCACCGTCGCTTGTCGACCTCGTCCGCCTCATCGACAATCCACCAGTCCGCCTCGATGGAGCCGAGGGCGTCCTTCAAACCCATGAAGGTGATTTGTGAGGGCTCCCGGTCCTCATCTCCGGGTATGCCAATGGGCTCAATCCACCACTTCATCGGCGGAGACTTGTCCCGGTCGAGAAGCAGGCCCTTCGGTAGACGCTCCAGCATCTCCTGCATGCGCTGGAGAGTGGTGTCCATCAAGTCGTTGTAGTCCGCTCGGGAAACAAAACCGCGCGAATTAGGGATGAGAAGTGCCCGCAGCAAGCCGGCCGCACATAGCGTCGACGTCTTGGCGCATCCTGCCGGACCCTTGTAGGCCCGGCTGAAGCTGTTGTCGAAGATGAAGGCTCGCTGAGTCGGATTGGGCGGGCCGCCCAGCATGAGAGTGAGCAGGTCGTCCACGCTCGACAACGCGACCTGCGGACCTGCCCCGCGTCTGGCATCACGCCGCCTTTCTAGGTTGCTCTTCCTCACCGCGCACCCCGAATGCGGTCAATCAGGAGCGCCAGTCCGACGAGAGTCACAGTAGGTACGGCAAGTATCAACAGCGCGGCGACCAGCTCTCTCATGGCTTCTCCTCAACAGGGGCTTCGACGTCGGCGGCTGGTAGCGGTTTGGGCTCCACACGCTGCGCCCACTGCGGCATGTTGAGGCTCTGGCCAGGAGCCATCTGGATGACGATGGCGGGGCCCTGCGCTGCGTGAAGCTCGCGCTTGCCCCGCCCAGTCATCTCACGCACGTCACGCGCTGCCTGCTGTCGAGCTTGCGCGTCCCCGTACTTGAGGTTGAACTCCAGCTCCGCCATTGCCAGCGGCAGGAGCTGCAGAGCCTTCTTATCCGCGTAGTCCTCAGCAGCCTTGCCCTCCAGTCCGGCCGGAACGTTGAGGTGCGCCATACGCGCTACGTGGTGAGCGACCGCCTGGTCGATGCGCCGCAGTGCGGTGCTCTTCGCCTGGGCAGCTTCTGCTCTGCCCTCCTCGTCACTGCGAAGTAGCGGCGCGAGCTTGTCTTCCGTAGCCGTGTCCAACGCGGCAGCAGCTGCAGACATCGGCGCCGCTGTCGGCGGTGTGCGCAGCGACGTCCTGCGCTTTTTTGGCGCTGGCGTCTCCTCGGCTTCGGCCGCCACCTCGGCGCACAGCACGGGCGTGCACTGACCCCAGTCCGTGTCGTGCGGCAGCTTGTGCTTGCGCGGGCATCTGTCGAACCTGGGCATGAGCTACTCCTCCGCTGCCGGAGCGGGCTCCGCCGTCACCGCAGCGAGCCGCTCCTTGAAGCGGCGCTTCTGGTGCTGGTTGTGGGGGAACCGGTTCCCGCCGTGCGTAGTGATGCGCTTGCCCTGCTTCTGGGTGCCGTAGTAGCTGCCGTGCTTGCGGCGCCGCTTCGGCTGGTTGTCCCGCATCTCCTGCGCCCGCTGCGCCTTCTTGCGACGCCAGTCGGTGGTGCTGGAGTTCCAGAGGGCCTGGCCCAACTCAGTGCCCAGCCATGAACTGACCGGCACCTTGCCGCGCGTCTCGCGTTCAATTTTGAACGCTACGACCAGAGGGGGAATTGCTTGTCCCCTCATCCAGTGCGACATAGCACTGGGCGTCACTCCGCACCGCTGAGCGAGTGCGAAGCAGGAAACTTCATGCTGCTCCATCCAGATAATCAGCGGAGTCTCGGAGACCGGCCGCTCGCCTGCCGAGAGTCCGGAGAAGTGAGCTGAGCGGTTGCCCATGTAAACGAAGGTTACATTTTGTAAGTACCTTTGTCCAACAGTGCACAGAAGGAGAAGACCATGACGACCCACATCAAGGCCGGGGAGACCTCGAAGTTCCGGCGCATCGACTACGGCAGTACCTGGCTGAAGCTGGGCGCAGAGCGCCCGCACCGGCAAGGAGCCTCTCCCGGAGGCCTCACGCTGGACGCGGACGACATGCGCGTGCTGGCCAGCATCCTTCGTGTACGGCTCCCCGTCGGCCAGGACCACGGACGCACCGCCTACCTGGAGAGTGCGGCGGAGTCCTCGCCGGCCCTGAAGCTGCTGGCAGACTGGTGCGAAGCCGGCGCCGAGTGGCAGGAGCGCCACGCCTCAGAGCTGCACGTGCACTGAACAGCGGCAATCAACAGTGCACACCGCCCCGCGCCGCCCTCCCGGCGCGGGGCTTTTTCTTGCGTGGTGTTGTAAGTGCTTCGGAAGTGTGGTGGGGAGTTAGTGGGTATGCGTCTCCCTATATAGGGGGGTAGGGGGGCCCCCTGTCAGTAGGGGCCCCCGGTACCGGCGCCGCGCATCCTATACGTGCGCGCCCGGCCGCGCGTGCATGGGCGCGCGTACGCACGCGGGCGCGTGCACATGCGTGCGGGCGAGTGCATACGGAATCGCGCGCCCGCGCGTTGCGGCTGCCGTGCCGGCCGCAGGCCCCGGGCCGCCTCAGAAGTCTGAGGGACTATCAGAAAACTGAATGAGGAACTGCGGCCGGTTGCGGCGGGGGTATGGCGCCGCTGTCGCGGTTTCGTTTTTGGCGGTTTTCGCAACCGCGCATTCTCATTCAGTTTGGTGTGTCTCATTCAGTTTGGCACCGCGGATGCTATGTGTTCCTGCGTTGCCCGGCAGCAAGGGCAGCACGGACAGCCGAAGTACACGGGAAACCTAGCTAGCAGCAGCCAGCCGCACCGAAAAGACGCTCCGCCGTGAAGCCAAAGCCGGCCCCCTGCAGTGAGGGGCGGCGAGAGACAACGGAGCAAGTTACCGGTGGGTAGGGCAATGGCGTGTCGAACCGCAAGGCTTGCGCCTCCAGCAGACTGGGGGCCCTGCAGCGGGGAGAGGGAATCCGCTGGCATCCGGCCGCAAGGCGAAGCACCAGGACCGAGCAGCGGAATAGCGCGGGGTAGGAAGCCGAGCCAACAAGGCAGGCCCTCTGACAAAGGGCCGAACTGGGGCAGGGCAGCACCTAGGCTAAGGCAAGCTTCCGAGCGACGCGCAAAGCACTCCCGAGGGGACACCTCGGGGGTTGCCCTAAAATCGGACGGGTTTTTAGGGTAGCCAAGTTGTAAGTACCCGCCGCTACTGTAAAAGGAAATGCACAATGGTAAAAATTTACATGCCGTGGGCGTTGGGCGAGGTTCTGCCGGTTGTCGACCCATTCCAGGGGCCGCAGGCAAAGGCTCGCTGGCTCGCACAGCGCCGTCGAAGCGGCCGCAGGCCACCGGAGCGCCGGGGAGGCCCGCTGACGTCCCTGGCGGTGTTTGCGGGCCTCCTGGGGGTTGTTTGCGCTCCCTGGTTGGTGCTCGTGGGCCTCGCCGCTGCTTTGTAGGCTGCAGCAGGGACTGACGGGCCTAACCCGTCACCAAAGAGGAGAAGCCGCCGTGTCCGAGTCACCGCAAAAGTGCAGCGCGTGCCGCAGCCGCTATCACGTCCGGAGGCGCTCTTTCGTCCGCAAGTTCATGGCCGAAGTGCTCTGCTCGGCTTGCTGGCTCGAAGCGCGCGCAGACGCTTGCGGGGAGCCTGAAGCCGGCCGGTTGCGGTACCGCGCCAAGCTCGCGCGAGAGGCCGCGTGGCTCCGCGGTCTGAGCTAGGCAAGCAACTTTCTTGCGCCGGGTATCGAAAACGTGATAGTGAGTGAGATTCTCACTCATTTTTCACTCAGTTGACCATTTTTTGAGGGTCAAAATCGCGTTTTGGTCCAGAACGCTAATTCTCCTGTAATTTCAACGGTTACGCAGGGTTTTTGGGGGTGGGTATTGGGGGGGCCCGTTAGGCCCCCCCACCCCAATACCCAGAACCGAAAGTCGGTCAGAACCAATCTTTCGAATCCATCCGCGCCAATTTCGCCGCGCGCACTTCTTCCGGAGCAGCCACCGTGAGCGACCACTTCCACTACCTCACACCCGATGACGCCTCCCCCAAGCTCCGCAAGGGGCGCGCGTGGGGGTGGGTCTCCGACGGTCATCACCTCGCCCCGGCCGACATGGCGGGCCCGACCGTGTGCGCCGCGAGCACGCCCGCTTGTCGCTTCTCCTGCATCACCTTCACAGGCCGCGGGGGCATGCTGGACCAATACGGAATGAACCAAGCGCAGTACGCCCGCACCCGCCGGACGCAGCAGTGGAGAGCCGACCCAGAGGGGTACGTACAGCTTCTGGCGAGGGAGATTGACCGCCGCTGGTGCAAGGTGCGCCGCCTGCGGTTTCGGTACAGCTTTCGTCCCAACGCCACCAGCGACTTGCCGCAGCTGGCTGCAGCGCTCTCCGCCGAGTTCCCGCGGGTGCAGTTTTACGACTACACGAAACTACCGCGTCCGTGGGAGCGCGTCCGCGGCAACTACAGCCTGACTTTCAGTCGCAGCGAGACGAACGACCGCGACTGCCTGCTAGCGCTCGCCAACCGGGTGAACGTGGCGGTCGTGTTCAGCACACGCAAAGGGGAGAGCCTCCCTAGCACCTTCTGGGGCCGGCGCGTGGTGGACGGCGACGAAAACGACCTTCGGTTTCTGGACCCGGCCGGGGTCATCGTGGGCCTACGCGCCAAAGGGCGCGCCAAACACGACACTTCCGGGTTCGTGGTCCAAGTGAGGTAACGCAAATGCCGATGAGAAAGGGAGTAGTTCAGGAAGTGAAAAGTACTCACATCTTCTCAAGTGAGGGCGCCCGCGAAGGCAGTGTGGCGCAAGTGCTGGCGTGCGGGCACGCAGTCAAGGTGACCCTCTCTGCTGCAGAGCGCGCCAAAAAGAACGAACGGCGACCGGAAACCCGCTGGTGCTACCTCTGCACACGAGCCAAGGAGGAAGCCGACCGCAAGGCTCGCGCGGAGAAGCGCTCCAAGACGGCCCGGGCGCCTACCACGCCACCCATCACCAAAGAGGACGTGATGCAGATAGTGCTGGACGCCTTCGGCAGCCCTGACGGTGTCCTCGAAGCCCTGGCGAAGATGACCACCACCACCACCACCGAAGCACCAGAAAGCGAGTGACGCACATGCAGACGCAAGAGCTGACCAAGTATGCCCCCGCCGTGTTCGGACAGACTCCCAAGCAGGGACTGTCCGAGAAGTACGCGCTCATCAGCACTCGCCATGTGCTGGAGCGGCTCGCGTCCGCTGGCTGGCGCGTTGTCGAAGCGCACCAGACGCGCGCCAAGAGCGACGTCGGCGCGCTCGTCTGTCGGCATATGGTGAAGCTGCGCCATCCCGACATGGAGCGCATGGACGCTAAGGGGGACGTCATCCCCGAGTTCTCCCTGCTCAACTCGCACGACGGCAGCAGCGCTTACCAGCTGCACATGAGCATCTTCCGCAAGGTGTGCGCGAACGGGCTCATCGTGGCTGACAGCGTCAGCCATCACCTGTCCGTGCGTCACAGCGGCAAGGCCGCAGAGCAGGTGGTGGATGCTAGCTTCCGCATCATCGACGAGGCGGGCCGTGTGCTCGACAACGTGCGCAGCTTCCAGTCGCGGCTGCTGACGCCCGCTGAGCGTCAAGACTTCGCCGCTCGCGCGCTCAACCTGCGCTGGCCTTTTGAGAAGGGCGTGAAGCCGCCCGTGACGGCGGCCCAGCTGCTGGAGCCGCGCCGGTATGGCGACAATGAGGCGGACCTGTGGACCACGTTCAACGTGGTGCAGGAGAACATCATCCGCGGCGGGGTGCCGGGGAAGACGCAAACAGGCCGCCGCTACACGACGCGCGCTGTGGGCGGGGTGAACGCCAACGTGCGCCTCAACAAGACACTCTGGGAGCTGGCTGAGCAGGCGCGCATTGTGCGGGTGGCCGCGTGAAACGAGCCTGCTGCGTGTATGGGTGCCGTAAAAGCCGGGCGCCCGGACGAGAGTGGTGCGAGCTGCACGTAGCTGGTGCGGACTTGGTTAGCGCGCAGCAGGAGCTGCGAACGCAAGCCCGCATTCTCGTGCAGAGCGCGCGAACGTGGGGCTCCGCCGGCTTTCCACTACAGGAGGGAGCGACCACGCTCAAGCAGCTGCGGTCAGACGTCGAAGAGTACGAAGTGCTGCAGCGCCAGCTGTGTAAGGCAGAGGATGAGTACGACCGCATCACGAAGGAGCGGTGACATGAGCGATACGGTCGACGACGAGCGGAAAGCACAGCTACAGGTCGGGGCGCGGCGACTGCGAGCGATGCTCATCGTTGCGCACGCAATGGAGAGCGAGCTAGCTACACGCAACCCGCCTGCGTGGATGGAGGGCACGAAGATGCCCAACGCAGGCGCATACCACCTAGCGCATAGCACACGGCTGCTTGACCGCCTGACCACGTATGGCATGGACAGCCCGAAGCTGGTGCGTATGTACGAGGGCGTGGACAGTGGCAGTTTGCTGGCCGCGCTCGACGACATCTACTTCAGGATGGCTGACCTAGCTCGTTGCTGCACTGACCTGAGCACGGCGTGGATTGCCGAGCTGAACCGAGTCGAACTGCATGATTTCTGCAGCTGAAAGGACGCTTACATGGACAAATTCGTCAAGGCTGACGCAGGCAAGCCGCGCTACGACTTGCTACCGCCAGGCCCCATTCACGAGGTGGTGAAGGTGCTCACGTTCGGTGCCGCCAAGTACGGGCCCGACAACTGGCGGCTATGCACTGAGCCATGGCGCTATGTGCGAGCCGGGCTGGGTCACATCTTCGCGCACATGCGCGGCGAAAAGCTGGATGAGGAGAGCGAACTGCCGCACCTAGCGCATGCAGCATGCTGCTTGCTATTTCTACTGGGGCTTGAGGAGCAGAAATCATGAGTGAGCTTTCGGAGTTTCAGCAGTGGCTCAAGTCCAAGCGCGCGTGCCAAGAGGCTTGGGAGTGGGTCGGCGACATGTCTGCATGGTCGGCCTGGGACACGTGCCACCGCGCGGACTGGATGATGTGGGCCCTTGGGCGGTGTCCCACGCTGGACCGCCGGGAGTTGGTGCGGCTGGCGTGTGACATGGCGTTGATGGTGCTGCCGTTGACCGACAACCCGCGAGTCGCGCACTGCATCGACACCGTCGAGGGCTGGTGCGCCGGAGTGAATACGCTTGAGGAGGTGCGGGAGGCGAGACGCGGTGCCTTCGCCATCGGCGACGCCGCCGCTGCCGCCGCCACCGCCGCCGCCGCCGCTGCCGCTGCCGCTGCCGCTGCCGCTGCCGCCTCTGCCTCCGCTGCCGCCGCTGCTTACGCCATCGCCTACGCCACCGCCTCTGCTGAAACTGCAGCCTACGTCGCTGCCTGCGCCGCCGCCTCCTACGCCGCCGCTGCCGCTGCCGGTGCCGCCTCCGCGGCCCGCGAGGAGTTCCTCAAAGACGCCGCCGACTGGATTCGGTGGCGCATCCCTGCGGACAGGTTCGAAGAGCTGGTGAAGGGAGGTGCGTGATGAACGAGCACCGAAACGGCTACTCCTGCGAAGACGTGGAGGACGCGCTCGACGACCTCCGCGCCGAGCTTGCCACCGCGAAGGAGGAGGTGGAGCGGCTGCGGGCGGAGCTTTCGGAGTGCCACGAAAGTTGCGACCGGGGCACGCCATGCGAACGCGCCGACCGTGCTGAGGCCGGGGTGCGGGAGTTGGAGCGCGAGCGCGACGCCGCCCGCGCCCAAGTCCGGCAGTTGCGCGAGGTGCTGGAGAAGGTGTCGGAGGTCATCAATGCAGACTTCCTGCACGCGCAGGCTGCGTGGGCTCTCTGTGAGCCTGTTGCCGCCGCCGTCGCCGCCACGGAGGAGAAGCCCCATGACTGAGCGCATGTCCGAGGAGCGGTGGCACTGGCTTAGGGCGCAGGTGCACACGGGTTGGATGCTGGAGGTAGCCAACGAGTTGGACCGCGCCCAGGCCCGGGAGGTGGAGTTGGAGCGCGAGCGAGACGAAGCCCTCGCCTCCTCCGCCGGACGCCTAGGCTTGTTCGAAGCTGCCAAGCAGATGCCGAGTGGCGTTTTCGTGAGTCCGACACCGCTTGCCCCGGCCGGCTGGATAAGCCCCGAGGCATTCGAGCGGGCCGTGCAGGCGGCGCGGGAAGAAGTGGCGCTAGTGGCCTCCACCTCGAACGCAGACGAGTTCAGCGCAGAGTGGCAGGAAGAGATTGAGAAAGACATGCGCGCCGCCCTCCACCCGCGTGTTGAGGGAGAGGAGGACTGAATGACGACCTTACAGGAGAGGTTGGATGCGTTGAAGATGGGCGAGCTATCCATGTACGACGCGCTTAACCGGTTGCTCGACATCGTCGAAGGTAAGGTGTTCGTGCGTAACCTGGACCGAGAGCAGCTGCAACTGCGAGCAGAGTCGGCAGAGCGGCGAGCACAGACGTGTGCTGACCAGCTGCGAGCAACAGCCGCCGACTGCGGCATGCTCATCCGCAGAGTGAAAGAGCTGGAGGCAGCGAATGAGAAGCTACGCGCTGAGCTTGCTATGCACCGGGCTACTTAACTGCACACCGTATGACGGTATGGAATGCATAACGCCCGGCGGTATGTACGTAGAGGGCGGTGACTGCGCAGCAGTCATAGAGCAGGAGCATCTCGTGCTCGCCGCCTTCAACGAGTACGTGCCAGAGTACGCCGGCCGCGCTCTGCCCGGATGGGTTGTGCGCTATGTGCCAGGTGACCTCTGCGCTTTCGTTGGCGAAAGCGGCCGACGCGTCTCCGGCCAGACGTGGTGTGCTGGACGAGTGATGGACATCGGCTGTGTGCAAGTTCTGGCCCACGAAATGGCGCACGCGATGGACAAGGACTGCTACGGCAGCGCCGACCATGCAGACTGGCGCAGCCGAGGAATTTGTGACGCCGTAGTCGCCACTGGCGGAGCGCTGTGCGCAGAAAATGTAAAGTGAAATGACAAGTACATGAGGTATGGGAGGGGAATAACGTCGCGGTCTTGACACCTACAACGTCGAGCCGCGTACGCTTTCTAGTACTGGGAGGCAACCGCTTCCCTGCTCCCCCGAGTCTCACCCCCCTGAAGGACTCACCCCATGTCTCAAGACCCCGCGGCAGTGGCGCGCGCTCAGGTCCCTGGCCTGATGCGCATGGTGAAAGCTGTGGTTCAGATGCACGTGCGTAAGCACCCGTCAATGGCGGACCACCGTGCGGACCTCATTCAAGAGGGAGCCATTGGATTGATGATGGCTACACGCAAGTGGAACCCGCAGCTGACGCCGCAGTTCAACTTCTATGCGTACTGGTGGGTGCAGACGTTCGTGCAGAAAGGGGCGCACGCCATCATGACCGGCGCTGTCTCTGGCCGCCGGTCAATGCAGAAGCGCAAGACAGTAGCTCGACACGCCGAGCGCGGGGCGGTGAGTGAGTTCACTGGGGTGTCCATCGACGACCCGGAGACGCCACTGCAGCTGGCGTATGAAGGCCGCGAAGTCGAGCAGGCAGAGGCGGCGGCGGATGTGAAGAAGCTGAAGCAGCTACTCACTGACCTGCACAAGAAGCGTGCCGGCCGCCCGCGTAAGCAGGTGCAAGCAGAGATAGAGATGGAGGACTTCTTCACCCGGTATCTCGATGAGACTGTCACGCTCAACGACATTAGCAAGAAGCGCGGCGTGTCGAGAGAGCGCATTCGTCAGCGAGAGATGAAAGTCGAGCGAACCATCGAGCAGTTCTTGAAGAGCGCGCGAGGTGTCGCATGGTGAGGCTGCTAGTCAAGTGTCTTGCGATGTCGTTGGTCATCGTGTCTCTGCCAGCAGCTGTCATCATCGGCGCCCTCCGTCGGAGGTACCGTGGACCGTGACGAACTGAACCTGTTCGTCGCCGCCGAGCTGGCCCGTCTTCAGCGCAACTTCGATAGCAATGTGAGAAACAAGCTCAGCGGAAAGCGGCGACGACGTCGCCTACTCAAGGCGCTCGGCGGTTGTTGCAAGATGTGCGGCAGCACGCGTGACCTGACCGTGGACCACATCAACGGGCGGAACTACTGCGTGCGCAAGCTCAGCAGTCACATGCGAGTGACGAGGTATCTGAGGGAGTACGAGGCGGGCGTGCCACTACAGGCACTCTGCCGGTCCTGCCACGGCAAGCTGGAGCAGGCAAGGAGGAGGAATGCAAGGCAGACTGTCCCTTTCTGAGTGGGTCGATGTAGTTATCGCGCTCATTCAGTTACTAGGGCTGAGCGTAGTAGCTGCGGCCGGGCTGTTCGGCGTGGTCCGCATCGTGTGGTCTCTGCTCAGGGCGGTGTTTGGATGAGTGACGAATACGACGAACCGATTGAACTCATCGACGGCATCTTCACTGACATCGGCAACGCCGTCCTCAAGCCTCCGACCTGGGTGATTCGTGATCTTCTACCTGTGGGCCTCACCTTCGTCGGCGCTCCGCCGAAGTCTGGCAAGTCGACGCTTACAATGGGCGTCGCCGCTCTGGTTGCTGGCTACGAGTGCCGCGTTCTCCCCCCGTTTCTTTCAGAGGTTGACCATGGCGGGCCTGTCCTCGCATTTAGTTACGAGGCAACTGCAGGTGAACTTCGTCACATGCTGGAAGAGGGACTGAAGGTTGAGGTGCGCAACAACGGCGGCATCCTCATCGCCGATGACCCGTGGAAGTTCCGCCTTGATGATGCTGACGGGCTGGACCAGATGTTGTTCTGGTTGCGTGAGCGCAACCCGCGGCTTGTCATTCTCGACCCGCTCCGGGACTTCCACCAGCTAGAGGAGAAGGACAGCGGTGGGATGAACCGTCTCCTCCGCCCACTGCGTCAGTGGGCGGTGGAGCGTGACAGCTCGGTCGTGGTGGTGCACCACACCAAGAAGAAGGAGGACATCGGCGGGCAGGCAGCGATGTACACGGCGGCCGACCTGCGTGGCACCTCCGCTCTTTTCGGCATCGCTGACGCCGTGCTCATGCTGACTCCGAAGAAGGACGGTTGGGCGGAGTTCAACGCTACCTTCAAGCGAGCGGCAGGGTGGGTGCGCACCATCCGCATGAGTGCGTACGACTACGCGGACAAGCCGGCGATGGAGCAGACGACGGTGATGGACGAGAAGGTGCTGGACGTCTTTCGACGTAAGGGGACGGCGAAGTTGGAAGATGTGGCAGTGCGGCTGAACGCTAGTAAGCAAGCCATCGTGAACTGCTGCGAGCGCCTCGCCCGCAACGGACACTTGAGAAAGGACGGTCGTAGGTGGGTGGCGGCCGTGGTGGTTGGGGACGACGAAGAAGACGACACGGAGGTCGCATGATTGTGCGCAGACTGGAAGTAGTGGACGGCAACACGCCTTATGAAATTTTGCTGGAGTTCGACGAGTCAGACTGGCCGTTCGCATCGCTATGCATCAGCCATCTGCGGAGCGGCGAGGATGACAAGCATTTCCTGCTCAGCTACGAGCAGCTGACAAAGCTGATGCTCGGCATTCTTGACGTGCGGCACACCATGCGAGTGGGAGGCGGCACGTGAGCACGCCCGTCAAGATGGTCATCACCATCATCACCGACACGGAGGTGACGAAGCAGGAGCCCAACGCCGAGGGCGTGACCGAGCTGGCGGCGCTCATCAGTCCGGACAAGTTTACGTTCATGGTGAACGCGTCTGCTGTAGTGGACGGCAAGCTTCACAAGACCGGCGACGTGGCCACGATGCTGATGGCGAGACTTGTAGTCGACCAGGCAAAGGACGCGCTGGACAAGGCACTCAAGAAGCACGGAGAGACGCAGAGCCTATCGTCAGAGACGATACCGGTACCCTCCAAGGGGGGCGTGCTGCAATGAGAAAGCACGGACTGACAACGGCACAGGGCGCCGACCTGCACGTATTCTCTGCCAGCAACACTCGCGCCGAGCTGCACGTCAAAGCGGGCCTGAAGCACTACGTCGTGCCGCTCACGCCGGGTGAATTGCGTGAGCTGTTCGAGTGTGTGTCGGCGGCTTTGGCCGACATGAACAAGCTGCAGGCGCAGGCGGAGGAGCTGCACAAGAAAGCCAAGGGAGACAAGCCGTGAGCGAGTACACCGTCTTCATGAAGGACGCAGACGAGAAGACGTACGAGGAGCTGGCCAAGATTCCCGGGCTGCGCATCGGTGAAGGCAGAGTGGTGGGCCGCATCGATGCGTGCGCGGCAGCAGCCAGGCTGCTCGGCGTGAAGGCTCCGCCGCAACTACAGCCGGTTGACTTGCCGCTGCCGGACGGGCTGCGCGACTACCAGGTGGAGGGTGTGAAGCGGCTGAACGCCATCGTCAAGGAGATGGGCGGCGCGCTCCTTGCGGACGACATGGGCCTCGGCAAGACGCGACAGGCTACTGCCCTGGCTGCGGGGCTCACCAAGAAGAGCGGCCGAGTGCTGGTAGTGTGCCCTGCCTACGTGCGGGAAACGTGGCTCGACGAGCTGTCGAAGTGGGGCGAGAGGAGCGTGACTGTCATCCGTCCCGGCAACACCAAGCGGCACGTGCGTGCATGGGAGGAAGCGAAGACGGCCAAGTGGGTGGTGTGTTCCTACGAGATGGCCGGCAAGGTGTACGAGGAGTGCTTCTATGACGCGCCTCGCGCCCTCATCATGGATGAGGGACACCTCGTTAAGGGGCGAGACGCGAAGCGGGCGAAGAAGCTGGAGGAGATTGGGAAGTTCGCGACGTACCGCTTGCTGATGACTGGTACTCCCATGTGGAGCAGGCCTCGGGACTTCTACCAGCTGCTACGCATCTTGTTCGGCTCGGCGTTCGGGACGAAGTTCAACTTCGACGTGCGCTACTGCGGCGGGCGCATCAACGACTGGGGCGGGCTGGACAACCGCGGCGTGTCCAACGCCGAGGAGTTGCAGCATCGACTCAGCTACTACATGGTGCGGCGCGAGAAGCGGGACGTACTCAAGGAGTTGCCGCCGCTGACACGTCAAGTCATCTGGTGCGACCCGACTGCCGAAGCGACGCGTGAGTTCCAGGCAGCAATGCGCGGCTTCGGCGCCGGCGCAGTAAGTGACGCGCTCAACGCCACGCTGCGAGGGAAGGTCGAGCCAGTGCTCGACTACGCTCAACAGGCGCGGCGGTTTCTTCTCTTCACGTACATGAAGGAGCACGCACACCAGATAGCCGAGCTGCTGCGCACCAAACGGGACACGCCTTGCGTGTTGATAACGGGCGACCTGCCTGTCGAGAAGCGGGCGAGCCTCATTGCCCAGGCGCGAAGCTCTGGGCAGGGTGTCGTGGCCACCATCGACAGCGCAGGCGCCGGTCTCAATATGCAGGGTGTGGCGTCAGTCGGCATCATGCACGCCATTGACTGGGTGCCCCTCAAGCTGGCCCAAGCAGAGGCTCGCCTGCACCGTATGGGTCAGACCGAGCCGGTACAGTGGGTGTACTTCGCAATGCGAGAGTCGATGGACTCTGTGGTGGTGAGGAACGTGGTGGAGAAGCTCGGCCAGTGGGCCGCCATCATGGGACAGCAGAGCAATCGGGACTTGATGGACACGTTGGGCGACACCGTCGACGGGCGCACTGAGAAGGACGTGCTCGCTGACATCTATCGAGACTTGCAAGAAGGCGGAGACAATGGCGACGAAGACTAGGTTCAACGTGATGGTGCTGCAGAACACAGATGATGCGGCCACGAGTCTGCAGCGGTTCACCGATTCAATGTCTGCAGCACACGGGGACAAGTTCGCTCTGATGGACTGGAAGTTTTTGGCCGACGACCCTCGGCGACTCCTCATCGAGTGGACGCTCAACGATGACGACGAACAGAATGAGAAGCCCGCTGGCTGGAACAAGCATGCGCTCGACGACGCCATCAGCCGGCTGCAGTTGGTACGCGATGCCGTGCACTGGAACGTCAGTCGAAATCCGGAGGAGCTGAGAAAGAATATGGACCTCGTGCTCTCACTTCTTAGGGAGGTGCAACGTGGCCAAAAGTAAGAAGCCGAAGATTGTCGAGCCGGAGGTGCTGCTTGGCGAGAGCGGCCCTACAGCTGCTGGCTGGCACAGTATCGAATCCTTCCTGCAGTGCCCAAAGCGGTACCAGTTCCAGCACATCCGCGGCATTCGAGAGCCGCTGGCTCAGGTGCCAGACCACTTTGCAGTGGGGCAGATGTACCACGCAGGACGAGCGCGCTGGTTTGCCAACAAGTTCTCCACAACTGAGGAGAGCTGGCAGTCCATCGCCGACGCTGTGCGGGCGGCCGCTCTAGAGAACAACCTGCCGGTGTCTCCCAAGGCAGAGCGGCAAGCGCTAGTGTACCTGCAAGAGTACGTGCGGCACTACAGCAAGCGCCCGCTTCCAACGCCGGTGGCGGCCGAGTACCTCGTCGGTCCGGCACCGCTGAAACCGGGCGACCCGTTCTTCCTGTACCGCACCGCTAGACTGGACGACGTCAGCAAGTACCACGAGGCGGGCGGAGCGTTGTGCGTGGGCGAGAGCAAGACGACCAGCACCACCATCAACGACACGGTGAACCAGTACACCCTGCACGGACAGACGATGCTGCAGATTCTCCTCTGGAAGATGGCGCCGCAGGGAGAGAAGACGTTCGGTCCGGTCGCGGGCATTATGCTCGACGTCGTAAAGAAAGGTTACAACGGTGAGCCGTCGGACTTCGGCCGTCGGTTCATTCCAATCACTGACTACCAACTGAATTGGTACGCCGCTAATATGCAGCGCTACCTTCGCGCTGCCGCAGGCGTGGACTGGAATGCGGATGCCCCTCGGAATGTCTCTGCCTGTACCTATCTTGCCGGGCGCATGCGCGTGCCGTGTGAGTTCCGAGACCTGTGCCAGCACGGGCGGAGTGCCAGCAGCAAGTACGTAATGCGCGATGGTACACGGCTCGGTGCGTGGAAGCCTGAGCCAGGCAAGGAGGTGCCGCCATGGGAGTAGGCGTGCGAGTCACTAGCTACGGCAACCGCATCACGCTGGAGTTTCAGCAACAGCACGTGAATGAGAACGACCCGTACAGCTGGGAGCTGGACGTCTGGGAGGTGGAAGCGCTGCATGCGCAGCTGGGCGGGCTGCTGCAGCGCATCCGCGAGGTGCATGACAATAGCCCAACCCAGTTGGCGCTGCCCGAGATGCCGTCCGGCTCGATGGGCCGCTGGCAGAAGTACATCAACGGAGACAAGTAATGCCCGAGTGTAAGTGGAGGCAAAATCCCTCCATCATCGCCACTGCGCGTGTCGCCTTCACTAGTGATGAAGAGTTCGGCTACGCCGTGCGCGTCATTGACGAGAAGACGGGCGAGATGTTGGAGCTGTGGCCTGAGAGTGAAGTCCAACGAGAAGATGTGTCCCGTTTCGTGCGGCGCGTGCTGCACAAGAGAGCGATGAAATGAAGGAGCAGACTGGAGAGACGTACCAGAGTTCTACTCTGGCGAAGTCGATGTTCGTGGCGGAGAGCAAGGTCGGCAAGAGCGCTGCCATCATTGCCAACGCGCTCGGTGTCTTCCCCTCGCAGAAGAACGGCGGCATTGTCGACTCGCCGGAGAACCTGCACGTCATCACGTTCGATGCCAACGCGCTGGGCGGCATTCAGCGCTTTCTCACCGAGACGTGTAAGGCCCCGCCGGAGGCCCTCAAGTTCCGCGTCTACAACCTGCAAGAAGACCTGCGCAAGGTGAGCACCTCTCAGCTGGAGAACGATTACACCCTGTACAACACCATTCACCAGGCGCTGTCGAAGATTGCAGACCGCGTGCGCGGAGTGCCGGTGTTGCACATCTCTTCGCTCACCGGCGTGGCTGCCGGCCTTCATCGTGCGCTGGCCGGACCGGCCGGCAAGAAGAAGGGCGGCGGGATGGACCAGAGCAAGTGGACGGACTACGGCATGCAGCTCAACGAGCTGCGTAACTGGTGCCAGCAGGACTTGTGGCACTGCCTCTGGGAGGCGCACGTGATGCGTATGGCCAGCAACGGCCAGAACAAGGACGACGAGCCCAAGGAGTCGCTGCAGCTGTACGGTTCGGCGGGTCAGGGCTTTGCCTTCAACGTGGAGCAGGTGTTCCGCCTGCGCCGCCAGTTCGGTCAGAAGTTCGAGGGCACCAACTGTGACAAGGTGGTGTTCGACACACGGCCCAACATGAACTGCGTGGCCAACGGGCGCGGCTTCACGGAGGCGCTCGCTCCCCAGGAGCCGGATCTCGCAGCCGCATTTCAGAAGCTCGGCCTCAAGGTTGGAGGCTGGGGCGCGAAGAGCGCCAAGCCTTCAGTCGTGAAGGCAGTGAAGTAGACCAACCCCAACGCAGCAATGAACCAAGGAGCAGTGCATGGCCACAGGCGAGAAGCGTTTCTCTACCCGCAGTCTGGACCTTCAGAAGAATGACTTTCCTCCCATCACTCCGGGCGACTACACGCTGCGCATTCGCGGCGACAAGACGGAGGTGAAGAAGAGCAGCGACCCGAACAGCGCTCAGCTGCCGTACGTGAACACGGCGTTCACGGTGGTGGGCTCTGCTCTCAAGGAGGGCGGCAAGGACCGCATGGTGTTCCATCGCTTCTTCTTGGCAGTGAAGCCCAGCGAGAAGGGCGTCATCATGCCTGCCCGCCCGGACCAGCTGAAGGGGCTGGCAATGGCTCTCGGTGAGGACATCGACCTGCCATTTCGTGAGTACCACAACAACAAGACGGGGGAGATGGAGGAGTGCATCGATGCCTCCGCCTTCGCGCGCTGGCTGAAGGAGAACGACGGGCGCGAGCTGCAAGGCCACATCAAGACGGAGGTGGCGAAGGCCGAGGACAAGCAGCGGGGCTACAAGGACCGCGATGTCGTCGCTTACTTCATCGAGACGGAGCAGCCGACTGTCTCGGAGGACGAGGCAGCCGAAGAGGACGAGGAGGTCGAGGAAGAGGTGGAGGAGGACGAGGAGCCCGCTCCGCCCCCGGCGAAGAAGCCGGCCAAGAAGGGCAAGCGGTAGCACCGGCGCGAAGTCGGCGGCGCGTGAAGCGCCTTCGGGTCTCTCTAGCGAAGCCGGAACTGGAGGGGTGGCAGCGTAGCTCAACGGTAGAGCCGCAGAGGGTACGCCTTCGGGCGACGTGAGGTTCGACTCCTCACCGCTGCTGTTTTCACAGGGAGCACAAACATGGCAACCAAGAAGAAGGAGTCGGTCGCGCTTGCGCCCGGCCCGCAGAAGTCGCTGTCGTGGTACGAGCAAGGCGAGACGGTGCTCGGGCTGCTGGCCAAGGAGTTGAGCACTGAGGTGACCGCGCCACGCATGGCGGAGATTGTGAGGCAGCTCACCACGTGGGAGGAGGACATCGCCGCGCTGGCCAAAGCTGGCAAGCAGCGGTTGCTGGAGCTTGTCGAGGACAAGGGTGAGGTCGTCACCGAGAAGGGTACCAAGGTGTACGAAGCTGACGGCTGGCACCTGGAAGCGCGGCCGTGGCGCACCGGCTTCGACAGCAAGAAGGTGGAGACGATGCTACGCGCCAAGGGGCTGGAGCCCGACACGCACATGAACATCAAGGTGTCGTACGAGGTTGACGAGGTGAAGCTCAAGCTGTTGCAGCTGAATGGCCGAGTTACTGAAGCGGAGATGGACCTGGCGAAGTACGACCGCAAAATGGTGCTGCTGACCCCCAAGAAGCTGAAGGGCAAGGAGGCTGACGATGAGTGAGGACATCAAGGACATCGATGTGAACGTGTGGCCAGGCAAGGTGAAGTTCACCGGCGACGTACGCGGTCACTACTCCGGCTGCATCGTGGAGGAGTTCAGCAGCCCTCATGTGGCGCAGCAGATGAACGCCTATTCCGAGGCTCATCCCGAACGGCTCATCGTCAACATCACTCCCATCATGGGAGGCGTGCTCGTCGCGTACACGGTCACCATCGATGCCGACCAGCAGTGGGTGCTGGACCAGCGGGCGGAGGCGGTGCAGGCAGAGGTGCAGAAGCGTGTAGACGAGCGCAACGCCAACGCCCGCAAGGAGCGCGAGTTGAAGGAGAAGATGGAGGCGGAGCAGCGGCGGCTCGCGAACGTCGGCTTGAAGTGCGAGCGCAACCACAAGAAGGACAAGAAGAAGGGGACGTCCGATGCCGATAATCAAGAGTGAGCTGGAGCCCGGCAAGGGGCCGGACGGGCCGCACCTGGCACTGGTGACAGGACACGACGGCACCGCTATTGCCATCCCGGTGGGCGCCTTCATCTACATCGTGCCGGAGCCGGGCCGTCCGGATCGCATCATCCCAGTGAATCTGCAGAAGGTGACGCGCGATGTCCTCCAATTCAAGTGCGCCTGCGGGCAGCGAGAGTGCAGCCGCATCCTCAGCTACAAGCTCCGAGTCTCCGGCCACCATCCGGAGCAGTTCCGCTAAGACGTGGAAGGTACCGAAGGGGGCCAGGTGCGGGGAGTGTCCGTTTGCCAAGAACGGGCGTCCGCGTCACAAGCCAGTGCTGGGAGAGGGCAGCCCGCTGCCGTTGGGCATACTGGTTGGTGAAGGACCTGGACACGAAGAGGCGGACATCGGCCGCCCTTTCGTGGGCGCAACCGGTCGGCAGCTGGACGAAGAGCTGAGCAACGTCGAGCTGCCGCGCAGCAAGCTGTTCATCGTGAACGCTACGTGCTGCAAGCCGACAACGAAGGACGAGAGCGACGTGCGCAAGGCGGTGCTGGCCTGTCGAGGTGTGCTGCTTCGGCAGCTGCGGCAGTTCGACAAGCGTGTGCCGGTGCTGGCGCTTGGTAAGTGGGCGGCGTTCGCCCTCACGTTGCGAGACAAGGGTGTGATGAACGCCCGAGGGTTCATTCGCAGCGACTGGGAGATTCCGTGAACGTGTACGACATCAAGAGATTCCAGGCGCTGGTGGTGCGAGGACACGTGAGCAGCTGGGCGAACGGCACGCTAGTCGAAGCTCGGCAACTGGCGAAGCCGCTGCAGACCGACCCGACGTGGGGCAGCCATGCTCGCCGCATGATGCTCGCAGTGATTGAAGAGATGAAGAAGAGAGGACTCTGATGCCATGCCGCTCATCGTCACCTGGCACCCCACATATGCGTTCTTCCACAACGCCTTTGAATGGGGAGCTTTCAGCTGCGACCTGGACCGCTTTGCGCGCCTTGTGCGAGGAGAACTCCGTCCTGGTCCACGACATTTACTCACATCTCCAACAGCAATGGATGTCCGGCGGCTTGTCCGAGAAGGTCTCCCGGTGGCTGTGGATATCGAGACAGCTCCAGAGCATCCTGAGCGCGGATGGACAGGCAAGGACCCCACGCGCGCTCAGCTCAAGACTGTCGGCCTTGGCAACACCGAGTGGGGACTCAGCTTCCAGTGGGGGCCGGCGCCGTCGCCGCTCAAGCGGGCAGTTGCTGACGTCCTCGCCGACGCGCGCGTCCTCAAGGTCTTCCACAACGGGTACTGGTTCGACTTACGAGTCCTCTCTCGCTACGGCTTCGTCGCCAGAAACGTCATCGACACCCGAGATGCGCGGCGAGCAATCAGCAGCACTTCGCGTCTCGCTCTCGGCTATCTCGCATCTCTTTACGACGACACCAACGCGTGGAAAGAGGACGACGAGGACGACGCGAAGGGGCTCGTCTTCACCGACGACCTCGACAAGCTCAAGCGGTACAACGCGCAAGACTGCGTCGAAACGGCGCGCGTCTGGGAGGGCATCAGCAGCGAAGACGAGTGGCAAACGCCGCGAGTGAAGCGGCTGTACGAGGTGCACGAGCAGCTCTCCATCATCGCTGCGGAGATGCACACCACCGGCTTCTACGTGGACCAACAGAAGCGACAGGAGCTAGCCGACACGCTGGAGCAGCAGTACTACGCTGCCGAGGCGAAGTTTCTAGAGAAGGTCGGCATTCCTGGTTTCAAGTGCACGCCCAACGACTTCAGAGCGCTCATCTTCAAGCGGCACGAGACGGCGAAGGTGCGCCGGTTTTCGCTGCCGGACCCCATCGACCTGGCGTTCTACACGTCAGAGGAGCAGGACAGCATCAGTGTAGGTAAGGACGCATTGCTGTTGCTGCTCATCGACCCGACGGTGCCGCAGGAGCTGAAGGAACTCATCGACTTGTACTGGGCAGCCGAGAGCGTCTGGAAGGAGCGCAGCACCTTCGTTACCTCGGCGCTCGTGTCGCAGGCTATCGGTACAGACGGACGACTGCGGCCAGGCTGGAATACCTGCGGCACGGACACCATGCGCTGGAGCTGCAGCGAGCCGAACATCATGAACATCAAGCAGCACCTGCGAGTGATGTACCGCGCAGCGCCCAGCCACGTTCTGGTGCACGCGGACAAGAGCCAGCTGGAGCTGCGAGTGATGGCAGCTGTAGCTCAAGACGACGAGCTGCAGAAGCGTCTGGACACGGGCGACGTGTACAGCGAGGACGCTCGCGATTGGTTTCAACTAGGAGCCGACTGCGATGTGAAGAAGCTGAAACCGGCTGCCCGCAAGAGCGCCAAGATTATCCATCTCGGTGCGCAGTACGCGGCAGGTACCAACACCATCTACAGCCAAGCCCTGCGGCAAGACCGTGGCATGAAGTTCCAGCTGTGCGACTTGCTGCACAAGGGCTTCAAGAAGACGTACCACCGCACGGTGAGCTACTGGGGGGAGGAGCAGGAGAGAGTACGGGCAACCGGCTACAGTGAGGGGCGTGTGCTTTTCGGACGACGCACCTACCCACGCGAGCCGCCGATAACTGAAGTGGCCAACTATCCCATCCAGCGGACAGCTGCCGAGATGATGAACGTTGAGACCATTGAACTCTGGCGGGCGCTCAAGAAGTACGTACCAAAAGCACGACTCATCGCCCAGCTGCATGACGCGCTGGATGTTGAGTGCCGAGAGAAGGACCGGGGAGAAGTCGAGCGCATCATGCAGGACGTGTTAGGTACGAGGCAGTACACCATTGAAGGTAAACAGCACACATTCCCCATCGAGATGAAGGTGGGCACGTACTGGAGCGAAGTATGAGCGAAGCGGCACTGAGAGTCGTTGCAGACACGCCGGTGGCGGTCATCGAGGAGGAGCACGAGCCGCGTCAGCTGAGCGATGTGGCCAAGCGCTGGCGGGCCAAGATGAAGAAGGCTCGCGTGAAAGGCGTGTGCTCGCTGAAGGGTTGCACCAAGAAGAGCTACGCTCCCCGCGGGTTGTGGTGTGAGCCGCACAAGCGGCAGCTGACACTGGAGCAGAACCTAGAGGCTAGCAAGCGACACTACTGGCGCAAGAAGAATGGCGAGCCGCTGCCGCGCGCAGGGTTGAAGAAGCGGCGCGGCCGGCGGAGCGTGCGATGAACAAAGACGTGCAGCGCCGAAGTGACATGATGCACCGGCTTCGGCAGCTCTACTACCAAGAGCTGGGGCGCATTGCGTACGCAACCTACAGGGACAACATCTTCAGCAGCGACATGGCGGTGTGGGTAGACTTGCCTGACAACCTGAAGCACGCGTGGACGGCTGTGGGCAAGGCGCTGTACGACGCGGTGGAGATACCTATCACTCCGTCTCGATGATGTCGGCTTCGGTGATGCTCAGCTCGTCATCATCGAATAGCACGAGCTGGGCGGAGTCCCTCCGCCGGCTCGCCTCAGTCCGCTCTTCGCTGTAGTAGCTGCCGTTGACGACGCAGGTGTACTGCCGTCCGACCCGGATGATGGGCACGGCAGTGGCGTACACCAACCCGTTCGGCATTACGCACCCGTGCACGAAGCCCAGATGCCACTCTCGCAGTGCGCGGGTGCGGTGCTTGTAGTCGATGTTGTCCACGTCCCCCAGCCAGCCTGCAGCGATGCCTACATGAGACTCGCCCGTGGCGTTGCCGCGGTAGACGGTGCCCAGGCTGTGCGTGTGCCCGATGAGGGCGTTGCCCATGACATCCGCAATGGCTTGTTCGTGCGCATTGCGGCCGCATCGGTCGTACTCATGCGAGACGCGTAACTTGCCCACACCGATGTCCTGCTTGTACGGCACCACCTGCCAGCTTCGAGCTTCGAAGTGCAACTGTGCGTCCAGAGTGTTGCTACGCAAAGCCGCAAACGGTCCCGCTCCGGCCTGCAGCGCTCGCTCCCAACGGTACTCGTGGTTGCCGAGGGTGATGATTTTCTGCTTCACCGGCAGGGCGTCCAGACGGTCCAGCACTTCGTTGGCGCAGTCTAGCTCGTATTGCAAGTCGCGACGGGCCAGCACCTTCTCGTGAAAGGACAGCTGCCAGAAGTCGACGCTGTCTCCCAAGTCAAGGAGGATGTCCGGTCGTTGGTCGCGCACCACCTTACAGAACAGTCGCAGTGCAGTGTCGTCGTGGTACGGTACGTGCGTGTCGGGTTTGGCGAAGAACGATTTCAAAACCGCATCCTGACTCCACCAATTACTCCGTAGTCGGTGGGTTGGAGGAACCCCCTCACATATGCGCTAGTGCTAGTGCTGATGTGGACACCCGCCTCAGCCCATGCGGACATCCCAGTAGAATGTTGCACCTGCAGTCCGAGTTCCGCGTATCCACCGCCCACGGGCAGTAGCTCGGTAAAGTTCAGCCCCCGCTCCAGTACGTCCCTCGCGTCTTCGAGCCGAGGGACGTCTGAAAGGGGGGCTAGGAAGGGGAGGAGTCGCTCTTCGCCAAACC